GATGGTCGGGGTGCCAATGATATATTCAGATGGTGCACCGATAGTGGTTTTCTGTTCAGAGTGTGATGAATGGATGGCCGAGGCTGATACTAAGTTTGAAGGTATTGAAGAAGACTTTCAAGGTCGAGATCTTCTTACTTTCAAATGTCCTATCTGTAATGATTCCCAAAGAAGTTATAGAGTAGGAAGACGATGAGTTTGTGTTCTTATTGTTATAAAGGAAATATTACACCAAAACATGATGTTGGTCATTGGTGGAATAATCCAGAAGATTCTGTTTATGTATGTTCTGATGAATGTTATACGAAACTAAAAGAGCTTGTGGACAATGGAACATGGATGACACATAAACCCAAAGCCATCTTTGGAAAGAAGAGAAACAAAACTAGTGCAAACTTTGGTGATGTTCCAGAGGCCATAACTGATAAAAAGTTTACAGAAAAGACTTGACATTGTTCTGTGATTTTGGTAAGCTGTAAGTACAAAATGAGTGATTAACCCCAATGGAGTCATTATGAAATTCAATGATATGAAAATACGAGAACCGAAACCCGATTTCAGAAATCGTATGACTGAGCAGGATGGTACTGCTGAGTCTGGTAATTATAAAAGGTTGAAACATTCATCCGTAAGGGTGGTGAAAGAAGAGGTTATTAATGGTGTTAAGTATAAGGTCTTAACAGTAGGTTAAAAAAAAGAGAGCACGAGCGTCGATTTATCTTGACATTGTGCTCTCGTTTTGATAAGCTATAATTAAACAATGAGAGAAAAACCTTTTCGGAGAATGATATGAGTGTTGCAAAAACAATTTTGAATCAATTAGGTGGTAACAAATTCGCTGTTATGACAGGAGCTAAAAACTTCATTGATACTGGTGATGGTCTTTCAATGAGGATTGGCCGAAACAAAACCAGTTCCAACTATTTGAAAATTACTCTGAACATGATGGATCTTTATGATGTTCGTTTTTCCAGAGTAAGTTTAAAGGGTGGCGAGAGATCAGTTACCGAATACAATAATATTTTTAATGACCAGTTGGTTGAGATTTTTGAATCTCATACTGGTATGTACACTAAACTTTTTTAAAGAGATTTGATATGGCTATGAATAAAGTAGATTGTGAAAAACTTTTGGAACGTGCTCACTTGTTGGGTATGGATGCTGGTCGTGGTAGCACCCCAACTCCAATGGTAGTTGGAACTCCTACTGAAACTTTCGGTAATGAGATTGACTATTCCAAGAAAACTTATTTCGTGGAAGGTGGAGTTTGTGGTTTCGCTGGTGTGGTTATTAAACCAGCACGTGGTAAATTTGTTTCCTATCTCAAGAGTATAGATATGGGTTACAAACATTACTACGGCGGGTACTACGTTCCTGTTCGTGTGTTTGGTCAGTCTCTTGAAAGAAAAGAAGCTTATGCAGAAGCCTTTGCGAAGGCATTGTCTGAAGCTGGTATGAGTTGTTATGTTGATTCAAGAATGGACTAATCTCTGGAACGAATTTCAAATCTATCTATTTGTGAAGATTATTAAATTTCTCAAATGGATAGATTGTCCAACAGAGTATTGGATCTGGTTAGATCAAAACATTTTTAATGGAGCTTTATGAAAAGACATCGCATCGCCCCCGGCTGTTTCTTTGAACCAGCTGAGGACGAAGTTGTAGATCCAGTTGTAGGAGTCAACAAGGGTTCGATAGCCTTTGGTGATTCCTATTATCGTAGGCACTCAATTCTGGATGATGTTCCAGATAATTTTGAGGAGCGTCTTGCTAGAATGAGAAAAGAAAATAGAGAGACAAAAGTAATTCCCGATCGCAAGGTGAAGTTACCAGACGGCTTTGCTGTATCTGTTGCGTATAATAAGTCTGGATATCAATTAATTCCAAAGGATGATTTATGAATAGATCTGAATTGAATGAAGCTGTTCAATCTTATTTGAACAAAGGCGGTAAGATTACTAAACTTCCAGAGGGCCCTGACTTTAGGTTTCAGGCCTATGGTGTTAGTGTGAAACCTAGTAACAAAGTAGACTTGACTTCTATGGAAGACCCAGGCTCAAAGAAACAATCTGAAGCTTATGAATCTAACAAGTTATGAGTCATGAATTCACAGTAGAAGTTCTTTACCACTTCAACTGTGGTGAATGTAAGAACTGGTGGAGTCAGACTTCCACTCCCACTTTCAATCAGACCACATTAACATGGGGCGTGGCTGGAAAATACATCCACTGCCCCCATTGTGGACATGAGACTGATGCCGAAATAAAAGAAAACTTTTTTGAAAAAAGCACAAAAAAAACTTGACAATGTTTGACCATTATGAGATAATATATCTGTTGAGTTGAGAGAGAAACCTTTTCGGAGATTGAAATGGAAAAAGAATTGATTGGATTTATTGATAGTAGTCTCATTGAAGACGGAAACGAAGAAGCTCTTAGTCGTGCTATTGACGAACTTGATGAGTGGATTGATGAAGACGAAGCACGTATGGAACTTGAAGATCACGCAATGAATTTTGAGGTGTAAAATGACTACAGCAGAAATCATCAGAAATAGAATGAACAGGGCAATGTCCTCTAAGGGTAGCACCTTTGTTTGGAATCCCACAAGTAAGTTTAATGTCAGACGCAAGATTAAAGATGTTCGTTTGACTTTTGGTGGTAATGTTGAATTGACTTTCTTTGCCCCACTTCCTAGTAAGACAAGTAGGTTGTTTACTATTGAACCTACTATGGATTGCATGGATTCTTTTTGTATTATGAACTAATGATTATACATATTGGAGATTTGATTAGGTTGTCTGGAAAAACCAGACATGGTAAAAATCGTATTAGGGAACATGGTGACCTTACTGAAGTGGTACATATAGATGGAGCACTTAATGCGATAAATAAGTTTTGTGTCAGACATAAACATGGTGATTCTTGGAGATGGATTGATCTTCCAGAAGACGAGCACATGAGTTGGGAAATGGTTGACAAGAACGATAAAGATAATATAGGAGATTTATTATGATGGTATTTTTGAAAGAATTTGCAGGTGCACTTGTGATGTTCGCTGCTATGTACGCATGGGCTGTGATATTCTTATGTCTATAAACAGATCAGTACAGATAACGATTATGCTTTTTGTTGTATATTCGTATGTAAGTTTTTTTGATAAATGGAACATTTTTGTCTTGACAATATTTGGCTGATATGAGATAATATAGTCTGATTGATTGGGAATGTTCCCTTAACTCTAAATGAGATTTTGATATGAGTACAAATTCACTAGTCGCGTATTTGAATGAAGATGGTTCGGTTGTTTCATCCTATGTACATTATGATGGATATTCAACTGGTGTTGGTGAGATGTTGTTAGAGAATTACAATACCGATAAGTGTGCGAGGGATCTTGCAACTACTTTGGGTTATGCATCTTCATTGAAAGAGACAGTCGCTGCTTCTCATGAAGATCGTGCAAACTCAGATGTGGCTGAAGTTTATTCTGACTATCACGAATTTGAAGAATACATTCGTGAGAATAGTCATCTTGAATATGTTTATGTTTGGGATTCCACTAAAGTAGTGGGTGGTAAATGGTTGGTCGCTTCTTGGACAAATACCAAGAAGAAGGTTCATAATGGAACTTGTTACGATTATGAGTTTGAAAGTCATTGGAATGGTTTTGAAGACCTCACAACTGTTTACATTCGTGAAGGTAATGAAACTGTTTCTAGATGGAAAAGGATGGTTGCAGAAGGTAATCTTCCCCATGAGTATTTGGATCACGCTAATGAATTAGATGTAATAGTTTCTAGATACCATCGGGCGGCAATGTCTGATATAGTTGAACGAGAGATGGCTAGTGTATAAACCACTACCAGATACGATAACAATAAAAGACTCAGGCATTCATGGTTTGGGTCTTTTTGCAAAAGAAGAAATTCCAAGTGGTACTGTTTTGGGTATGATTCATTTTCAGTTCAATGGTGAATTGACGAGAACTCCTTTAGGTGCATTTGGAAATCATTCTGATGATCCTACTTGTGAAAAGTTTTGGGATTCATTGGATAGTGGTGCAGGTTGGTATCTTCGCACGAAACGTGATATAAATGAAGGTGAAGAATTAACTTGGACTTATACGTTATATAAGGTTACAACCTAAACATTCTGAGAGGTGGATGGCAGTATGGTTCAGAGATAGTATCAGTTCGTAGACTGCTCTGCTAGGGTAACTCCCCTTAAACAGGCTCTGAGGTAGGAATGTGATGTGAGTGAGTTGCGACCAAGTATGGAAAAACCCGATGGTTGCACATTTGAGGAAAAAATTGTCTGGTCGTGAGACAACAGGATTTTGTTTCTACAATGTCGAAGTACAAGGGCGAACTCATGGTTGTAACCTTTTAACATAATCTGAGAGATTAAAATGGCTAAGAAAAAAATTACAATAGAACGAAAGACAATCAAACCAGCAAAGAAGAAACGTAAACTTTCTGAAGAACATAAAGAGAAGTTGAGATTGAGACTTGCTGAGATGAGGGCTAAGAAGAAACCCGCAGAGTATAAGAATATTTCAAAGTCTGTTCTGGAACTTCCAGATGATGACAAGTATTCTTTGAAGAATGTTAAGGAATGGATTAGAGAATCTAAAGATCAAGTTGCGGCATTCAATAAGACCGCACGGAGTATTAGATCAACTCCACAAGATAAACAGAAAGCATCCAATGCTGCTGATAACAAAAAAGCGTATATCAGATTTATGGAACATTATTTGAAAACTGGTGATTGGATCTCTACCTTTTCTGGTAAAGATGAAACACAAAAGGTTGTACCCAAATGTGTTGCAATGGCTTATTATCCAGATGGTACACCAAAGAGAAATGTTGGTGTATGGTATCCAGACATTGAAATGGTTTGGACTAATGATATGGATGAAACGGATTATGCACATTTGCGTGACAGTTATGAGGGTGGTAAAAAGGTAGTCGGTACAACGGCACGGACTGATAAACAGTTTACGGCTTCTACTTGACAATATAAATATTCATGATACAATAAGAGTATCGCTCAGGGTAATCAAGGTGCACAACCTCTCCGTCTAGTATGAACTTGTCCTTCAGCTAGATTATTTCCAGTGCAGACTCATACCTTGAAAAATGATGTGGCTCAGCCGAAGTTGTCTGAGCGATATAACTAATCATGGAGACATTATGGCATTAAAAATAGATTTTGAAGAGGACAATACAGAACAATTAAATCCAGATACTCCCAATGCAATGGGTGGTACGGAGTTAGCACAGAAGTGGTTATTCAGTAGACTTGATCCAGAACTTAAAGACTACTTTCAATTTGTAGCTTCCAGAAAAAGAAAATTAGAAGATAAACCTCGTATCTTTTGGGTACACGATCTTGCTCAAGATCCAGAAGTAGAATTTCTTAAAGAACATAAGAATATGCTTGAGTTTGAAAAGATTGTCTTTGTATCCCATTGGCAACAATATCAATATGGGGTTTATCTTGGTGTGCCGTATGATCATGGAGTAGTTATACAACATGCGATAGATCCTATTCCAGAACATGAAAAACCCAAAGACAAAATTAATTGTGTGTATTTCAGTACACCACATAGAGGACTAGAGGTTCTACTGGAAGCTTGGTCTGAAATGAAACAACGATATCCTTCTGAAGCTGTTGATTCGGCTGAGTTGAATATTTTTTCAAGTTTTAAAATATATGATCGTCCTCACATGGATGAACAATTCAGGCATGTGTATCAAAAAGCTAAAGACATGCCACAAGTGAATTACTCTGGTTCTGTTCCGAATGAAGATATAAGGAAAAACCTAGAGAAGATGCATATACTTGCATACCCATCTACCTATATGGAGACTGCTTGTATCACTGCTCTTGAATCGTTGAGTGCTAAATGTTTGGCTGTTATACCAAACCTTGCAGCTCTTCCAGAGACAACCGCCAACTTTGCGTGGATGTATAATTATGAACCAGCTCCAGAGAGACACGTTGCAGTTCATGCACATATATTATCAAGAGCTATTGATAATTATTGGGCTGAAGAAACTCAAAGTTTATTGAATGTTCAAAAACAATACTTTGATATTTTTTATAATTGGGATCTCAGAGCTAATCAATGGAACTCATTTTTGAATGGTTTAAAGATGGGCCTTGAAGAAAAGAAAAAACAAAATGATACTACTTGATTTTTCTCAGACCATGATCGGATCGTTCATGGCCATGGGAAAGGGTAATGTGGTAGTAGAGGAAGACCTACTACGACATACTGTTTTGAATACTATACGACAATATAAACAAACTCATCGACATATCTATGATAGTGGTATGGGTGGTTTAGTTATTTGTTGTGATTCAGCTAAGAATTGGAGAAAAGACTCTTTTCCAGAATACAAAGCAAATCGAAAAAAGAAAAGAGAAGATGATACTACTGATTGGAAATCATTATTTCAGTTTTTAGATGAAATGATTGAAGACCTGCGTAACTACTTTCCATATAAGGTGATGAGGGTAGAACGTGCAGAAGCTGATGATATCATTGCTGTATTGAATGAGTATGTAGCAACAAACCCTACATTAATCATTTCAAGTGATAAAGACTTCATTCAGTTACAGAAATATGAAGGGGTTCAACAATGGTCACCATTGACCAAAAATTTTGTGAAGGGTGATCCAGAAGCTTCTCTTTGGGAAAAACTAATTAAGGGTGATACTGGTGATGGTGTTCCTAATATCCTTTCTTCTGATGATACATTTATAACTGAAGGGAAAAGACAAAGACCTATCACTACAAAGAAGTTAGAATTGTGGAAAGAAGATCGTTCTAGTTGGACTGAAGAAATGCATCGGAACTTTCATAGGAACGAAACTATGGTAGATTTATCAAAAACTCCAGAATCGATTCGTATAAATATAACCAACCAGTATAGACAGCAGACCCCTAAACATGGTAGGCTAATGGAATACTTTGTTGATAAACGATTGAAAAATTTAATGGAACATATAAGTGAGTTTGAATAATGACAAAAGGATTCCCAACAATCTTTAAGGAGATTGATAGTGCAAAAAGTCAAAAAGATAAAAAAGAATTATTACTGAAATATAAAACTCCAGCTCTATTGGAGATTTTGAAATATTCTTTTCATCCAGAAATCAAATTCCTGCTACCTGCAGGTGATCCCCCATATAACACAGTTGTTGATCCTTCAGAGAATCCAACATATTTGTATGGGCTGATAAGAAAACTTTACTTATTTGTAGAGGGTGGAAATGATAATCTCAAACCAGACAGGAGAGAGTATTTGTTTATTGAATTATTAGAAAGTGTTCATGAAGAAGAAGCAAAACTTCTACTTCAAATTAAAGATAAAAAAATTAAATGTAGGGGTTTAACCTACAAACTTATTAAAGAAACTTTTCCAGACTTAATACCTTAATGAAGAACATAAAATCTTTAGAAGAAAGAATAGTCAATTTAACGAAACGTACCGCTGAAGGTATTAGTGGTACAGAGGAAGCTGAACTTCGGCATTTAGATATGAATGGTACAGAACCACGCTCAATAAAAGTGGTACTAGCCAAGACAGGATTTGGAGCTCAGTTAGATTTAGAATGGGATGCATCCATAAGAGGGTTCGCCACAACTATCGGTGGAATTACTTGGACATCCAACTTTGATTGGAAAGATTACGTGGCCACGCCATGGGAATCTGGTAAGTATTATGTAAGAAGCTCCCGCCGTAAGTAACTTTCTTATTGTCAACCCAAATTAAGAGGAATATGTATAAATTCATTCTTTTATTGGGGCTTGTTTTATTTAGTTTTGGATCAAGTGTTAATACAGCCCAAGTGGGTCAAGTGTGGGTGCCAGGTAGTCATAAAGCTACAGTAGAAAGTGGTACTGCTCAAATGATTACCATAGGACAGCACCTAACAACAATAGTGCCAATGATTGACCCTAACGAATTAGAATGTATGGCCAAAAATATTTACTTTGAAGCAGCAGTTGAATCAACTGCAGGAAAGATGGCAGTCGCTCAAGTAACAATGAATAGAGTAAAGTCATCTAGTTATCCAGATACAATATGTGCTGTAGTGTATGAAGGTAAACATCACGCAAACGGATTTCCTGTAAGAGACAGATGCCAATTTAGTTGGTACTGTGATGGGAAAGGTGATGAACCTAGAGAAACACCAGCATGGAGAGATTCACAAGAAATAGCGGAATATGTAATTCGTACACCAAGTCTGATAGATATTACAGATGGTGCTACTCATTACCATGCCGATTATATTGATTCTCCAAGATGGGCATATCAAAAGAAAAAGTTAGTCAAGATTGATACTCATATCTTTTATAAGAAGAGGGGTAATTTTAATCTGTAACTTGACAAAATCTGATAGTGAGGTATAATAACATTATGAGAAATTATTTAGCCGATACAGGAGAACGTAAAGAGTTCTTTCTAAAACTTACTAAAAGAATGGATAAAGGTGAATACTCTATTCATAATTTAATAGATCGTGAAGGTCGAAAAGCGATGTTCTATCGCTGTAGTGGGGATATATCTTTTAAAGAAAATGATTGTATCCTTGTTAAAGCTACAGTCGCAGAACATCGTGAATATAAAGACGAACCTCAAACATATTTGAATCGTGTGAAAATTTTAAAAAATGTGGGGTCTAAGTGAATATATTTTATTTGGATAAGCGTCCAGATGATGCGGCAGAAATGCATTGTGATAAACATTGTGTTAAGATGATACTGGAATATGCCCAGATGTTATCTACAGCACATAGAGTCTTAGATGATGATGTTCATCCAGATTTGTATAAGATAGCTCATAAGAATCATCCAAGTACTATTTGGACTCGATCATCCAAACAACATTATGATTGGTTATTTCGTCTGTTCAGAATGGTAAGTGCAGAATATACATTACGATATAGTAATGGTGAATTTAAAGTTCACAAATCATGGGATAAACTTGGAAAGATTCTTGAGACTGCACCTAAGAACATTGAGGACAATGGATGGATTGATCCACCACAATGTATGCCAGATCATTGTAAAGATGATAATGTGGTCAAAGCCTACAGGAACTACTACATAAAAGAAAAAAGTAAATTTGCAGAATGGAAATATAGTTCTGTACCAAATTGGTTTACAGAAGGAGTAAAATATGCCAACGTATGATTATGCTTGTGATAAATGTGATAATACATTTGAAGAATTCCAAACCATAGCAAATAGAAAAGTTCCAGAAGGTAGATGTATGGAATGTAATGAAGGGGATGTTCGCCAAGTAATTGGAACTCCCCTTTTTGCTTATGATAATATATCTTCGCCAGGACATAAGAAATCTACTCCTAGTTGGATGAAGGATAAGTTAAAAGATATCAAAAGAACTCAGCCTGGAGCAACCATGACTGTACCAGAATAATGAAAAGTTTTGATCATATTACTAGACATTTAGAAATGAATGTACTAGATTTACCAACAGAATATCATGATGGAAAGAGGTTCTATGTCACACCAGAGGGTGAGCACTATAAATCCATTACTACAATATTATCAGATCTCACCAAAGCTGATATACAGAAGTGGAGAGACCGCGTTGGAAAAGAGGAAGCCAATAGAATTACCACACAAGCTTCCAGAAGAGGCACCGCCGTACATAGTATCTGTGAGTCCTATATCAAAAACCAAGACGGATTCTTAGAAGGAGAGTTACCACATATTATAGAAATGTTTCGGTCTATTGAACCTTTACTTGATAGGATCGATAATGTTCGATTAGTTGAAGGAGCATTATGGTCAGATGAATTGAAGGTTGCAGGTCGAACAGATTTAATTGCTGACTTTGATGAAGAGTTAGCAGTCATTGATTACAAAACTTCAACCTATAAAAAAACATGGGAAATGTGTCATAAGTTTTTTATGCAAGGAGCATTTTATGCTTATGCATTTGAAGAACGATATGGAACACCTATTGAGAACATTATAATAATAATGGCGGTCGAGAATGATAAGCCAATATTATGGAAAGAGACTAAAGAAAGATGGCTTGAACCTTTGAAACAAGTTCTTACTAAATATTCTTGATACTGTTGATCTATTTGGATAGCAGTTAAGACGCGAGTTCGACTCTCGCCGCCTCCACCAAAGGAGCACAATGGAAAACTGGGCAAAATGGACTGTACTATCATTATTGATATGGTGCGGGATCATATACGCGGTAGTGTATTTTGGTTTCTTGTGATTCGTTGATGGGGGCGTCATGGTATTCGATTGATTGTGACGGCAAGTAAGTAGGTATCCAGTTGAGGTACGACTGTAAAAGTCCAATAAACATAATCGCAGATAACAACGATTATATATCCGCATCGGAGTATTACGCACTTGCGGCGTAACTGATAGCCGAGTTGGAGGTGTCACTTGGGAACAGAAGCACACCTCGCTAACTTATAGAAAGGAACTAATGCCATCTGGACATATAAACGAACCTCAAACTTTGGTTCAAGAGAGAGAAATGAAACTTAGATTTGAAAGAGATGTAGTGCGTGGTGATGTTCCACCTTATTACTTAGTGCCTGAAAGACTAGAAGAAACTTATAAAGATTTTGTTCTTCCATATAATGTTGGAAGATGTAGAGTTTCTTGGGCTAACGATGAATGGAAGTTTGAATATCTTTAAGGAGAGACATGGCAGAGTATACATTAGAAGAACCTTGTGAATTTGTTTATAGGGTCGAAGCAGTAACAAAAGTCGTAGACGGAGATACTATTGATTGTGTCTTTGATTTGGGATTTGATGTTATGGTTAAACATCGTGTAAGACTTTTGGGAATAGATACACCAGAGTCTAGGACAAGACATAAGAACGAAAAGGTGTATGGATTACTCAGTAAGGCCGCACTCAAGTCGTGGGTACATTGGGCAACCATGTCTGATAGAGATGATATTGAAATAGAGATTAGATGTCCAGAAGCAGACAGTAGAGGAAAGTTTGGTAGAATTTTAGGTGAAGTTTGGGTGAACTGTAATGATGAGGGTGAATATGGTGGATGGACAAATGTAAATCAATGGATGTGTGAAAATGGTCATGCTGTTGGTTATACAGGACAAAATAAAGACGATGTTAAAGACGAACATTGGAAAAATCGAGAACTGTTAGCAGAACAAGGAAAACAAGAACTGCTACAATGGGATGAGGATTAGTACATGGCCATAAAGATACCTGACAGTCTAAAGAAAGCTAGACATAAAAGAGAAGATGATAAAAAGGTAAATACTGGTGATGAAATGATAAACGCTTCGGAAGAAGCATTGTGGGAGAAAAATCCTGTGGAAGCTTTAAAATATGAAAGAATAGAAACCAGAAAGAAAATGAATTGGGTAGCAAGGTTTACCCTTTCTTTAATTGTGTCTGGAACTTTTTTAATTTTATTATACTTATTATTTTTTACAGATCTCAAAGAAAGTCATCGCGATCTGATTAATATTCTTGTTGGCGCTTACGTTGGCGTCTTAGCTAAGTCTACGGATTATTGGTTCAAGGATAAGGAAGATGCCGAAGATAAAGAGTCGGCACAATTACATAGTAACGGAGATACTAATGTCTGATTTTAATGATTTTGGTTTTAGTACTGTGAGTGCTGAGGATTATGCAGCACAACAAACAAAGACAGTAGATACAGCTAAAGAAGTAGTTTCTACAGCTACTGCTAGTATGAAACCCGAGCTAGAAAAAATTGAGTCTAAGATTGCTAGCTTAACTGATAGTATGAGAGTCATGAGTGATGAAATGTCCGATAGGAAAGAAGAACTCAATGACAAATGGAGCACAAGAATGAATGAGGTAGAAGGATTAATTCTTCCATTACTTCAGAATCTTGCTAAAGATGGTGATAAACGAGAATGGATTAGATGGCCTGGAAGGACAGACATTCTTAATAAACAAATTGATAAAATTAAAGAGGTCACAAGGGGTGATTTCTAATGGCGTATTCGGATGAAGTTGTCAGACACTACGAAAAACCAAGTAATGTTGGTAGTATGGATGCTGGGAGTAATCGTGTCGGTACTGGTCTTGTCGGTGCTCCAGAATGCGGCGATGTAATGAAACTTCAAATAGAGGTAGATGATGAAACGAAAGAAATCGTTGATGCCAAATTCAAGACTTTTGGTTGCGGAAGTGCAATTGCGAGTTCTTCTTTGGCGACTGAATGGATTAAGGGTAAAACATTGGATGATGCAAGTACGATTCAAAATACGGACATTGTGGAAGAACTATCGTTACCACCAGTTAAGATCCATTGTTCAGTCTTAGCAGAAGATGCTATCAAGAGTGCTATTAAAGATTATAAAATGAAAAATAATATTATGGAGTAGGTGAATGGCCTTACAAACACAAACATCAAATGAATTCTACCAGAAAATTACTCAACTGGTAGATGATACTAATTTAAGTTATATGGATGCCATTCTTCATTACTGTGATCAGAATGGAATGGAGCCAGAGACTGCGGCCCAGTTAGTTAATACTAAACTCAAGGCCCAGATAAGGGAAGAAGCTGAAGAACTCAATTTCTTTCCTAAGACAGCTAAGTTACCTTTATAGGTCACTTGACAAGTCTTAAATATATGTTATAATACTTTTATACGTTAATACATTGTACATACTAATATACGAAAGGAAAATATGTCATTTGCTGATATGAAGAAACGTAGTAAATCCAACCTCTCATCTCTAATCAAAGAGACTGAGAAAATTTCTAGTCCTAACAATTTCGGTGATGTAGATACTCGTTACTGGCGTCCAGAGTTGGACAAGTCAGGTAATGGATATGCAGTTATCCGATTTCTCCCCGCACCAGATGGTGAAGAGTTGCCATGGGCACGTATGTGGAATCATGGATTTCAGGGGCCAGGTGGCTGGTACATTGAAAACTCTTTGACTACTATTGGTCAAAAAGATCCTGTGAGTGAGTACAACTCTACTCTTTGGAATTCTGGAATCGAAGCGAACAAAGAGATTGCTCGTAAACAGAAGCGTCGTTTGAATTACACAGCTAATGTGTATATTGTGAAAGACCCAGCTCATCCTGAGAATGAGGGTGAAGTAAAACTTTTCCGCTTTGGAAAGAAAATCTTTGATAAGATTAATGACTTGATGAATCCAGAGTTTGAGGATGAAACACCAGTTAATCCGTTTGACCTTTGGGAAGGTGCAAACTTTAAGATGAAGATTCGTAAAGTTGAGGGTTATTCAAACTACGACAAGTCTGAGTTTGAAGCTCCTTCACCTCTTCTTGAGGATGATGATCAGATGGAAAAGATCTGGAATACAGAACATTCTCTGAAGGAAATTGTAAGTGAAGATAAGTTCAAAACTTATGATGAACTGAAAGAGAAGTTGGATAAGGTTCTAGGAAGTGTCGGTTCTGGTGCTCAACAAGCAACTACCGATAATTCTTCTGTTCCATTTGATGGGGGAAAACCTTATAACCCACCACCTAAACCTGCCGCTGAATCTTCTAAGGAAGATGAAGGTATGGATTATTTTCAGAAATTAGCTGAAGAAGCTTAATTGATTTGGGGGGAGGTCTATTCGTTTGGAGAGGATTCTCCCCCTCTTGGATTGTCTTTGATTTGGACTGTGGTGTTTTGATTACTCATGGTTCTTTGGGATTGATCGACATTGTTCACAGTAAAATTAGTCACTTGTCCTTCAAACCTTTTCATAGCTTCTGAACCTTCAGCAAGTTTTGCACTCTTATTAAATAGTTCCATTTGTTTATCATCTATAGTTACACCTTTTAAACTGTTGAGTGCAGCAATATTATTTCTTACAGATATTGCATCTACTCCAGCAAAAGCCTGCATTCCCATACCTAATCCAAAAATACCTTTACCAATAGTTTCTAATCTTTTAGCATCAATATCTTTATCTTTTGAAAGTGCTGTTATTTTATCTAAAGGAGAATCAGCACCAAAAAATCCTGCTACTGATTCCATAACTCCACCAGCCACACCTGCTACTTGCCCACCAGCAAAAGCTAACATACCCATACCAATATCTTTTATTCCTCTTCCTAGTGCACCTAATTTCTCAGCATCAATTTCCTCAAGTTGTTTCATCATACCAGCACCGATACCACCAATAAATCCACCTATTGCTCCACCTACATTTGTAAGGAGAACTTTTAGATTTTCACCAGTACCAAATGATGCTATCCAATCTGCAGCAACAAGGAATCCCATAAATGCCGCTATACCTGCTCCGAGTGCGGTAAATCCAAGTATGACTGCAGGTGGAGCAAGAGCTGCAGCTGCTACAGCTGTAAACAATGCGATAAGTGTTCCAGTTCCTATACCATCAAATACTCCAAGAAAATTTGTCATTAATGTTTTGAGACTCTTTCCATCAAGACCTGCCATAGCACCAAGTTTAGCTGCACCATCTGCAAGGAGTATACCAAGAGAAAAACCAGCAATACCAGCACCAAGTGCAGACATACCTATCACCATTTGAGTTGCAGGGATATTAAATTTTGCTATAAGAGCACCTGCTGTGGTAACAACTCCAAGACCTGCAGCAACTGCAGGAGTCATGGCCCCAAAGAAATTTGTCATCAATGCTGATAAGTTAGAACCATCTAATCCTGCCAATGAAGCCAGACCAGCAGCACCTTCACCTAAAAGAATACCAGCCATAAATCCAGAAATACCTGCACCAACAGCTGTCATGGA